CAACCAACCTTGCGTTGTATCTACATAAACAAATGCAATTGATTCACGAGTGATAGCAGCAGTAAACGATGAAGACAAACCATTGATTTTGCTTCCGTTTGGGTTAATTGTGACGTTATTTGTCAACCAAGTTCCAGCATAATCTATAAACTGAACCAAGTTACCCGCCGCTGGCGAAGCTGGAAGCGTAACCGTAATCGCCGCAGCTGTGGTGTTAACCGGATAAGCATTGCCAGCAATAGCATTAAAATTTGCCGCTTGAACCTGAGCCAGCGTAAGCGTACCCGGAACACGATAGTTAAATGCTGCAAGTTGCTGGGAAGTTGACATTAGTAGTCTCCGCCAACCGCGTTGATGGAAATAGCAATGTTCGTTCCCCCGGCTGCAACCGTCAAGCCAGCATAGATTTTGTACGATGCCGGGATATTAAGGCCGCCAAGCGGCACCGGGAGCGTATAGACCGTGTTGGCCGTTGTTCCTGCTGCCGTTACCGTAGTAGCAGGCAGCGCCACCTCACCAAGGAATATATTGTTGCCAGCTGTGGTGTTGGCTGACCCGTTATTAATCCAAAACCGCGCCACTGTTGCGCTAGACGTTCCAGATGCAGCCGCGCCATTGGTGGACGTAAATTTAATCTGAACCTGATCAATACGGGAACCATTTGCACCCGCAGTAAAGCACAAGGCCATCGCAGTGCCAGTCGCGTTGGTGCCGTCATAGGCACTCGTGTTGGTCATCGCCGTTGAGATGATGGCGTTTAACGCCCCAACATTGGGTGTTTGCGTGAAGATGGGAGTTGAAGTGACAGCCATTAGAAACCTCCGAAGTAGTCGGCGAGAAAGATATTACTGCCTGTAGAGGTGCCACCACCACCGGCAGGAGTTGCCCACGTCCCGTCGCCGCGCCAGAAGGTCGTCGAAGACGCACCCGTGCCAGAATTAAGGTTGGTGACGGGAAGATTGGTGACGCCCTGAATAGTAGATGAGTTCGTCCAAATTGCAATTTGTCCGCTGGTGGGCGAGCCGCTGACCGCCACGCCGCTGACAATCGACACGTACAACGCGATAACTTCAACGATGTCGCCAGAAGACGCGGCCACCGACAGAACGATAGATGTGCCAGACGTAGCTGTGTAGTCAGCCGCATTTAGCAATACGCCATTCAAATAGACCTGAACGTAACCAACGGTGTAGGAAACGGTGAATGTCGTCTGCCCGCCGGTGGCGGTAAAGCTTGTGCGCGTATATGTTCCACCGCCGCCGCCGCTTGAGGGAGCCCATGCCGGAACGCCGCTTGCAAGTGTCAGAACATAGCCGTTACTTCCTGCCGAGAGCCTCGACAATGTGTTACTAGCTGAACCATAGAGGATATCACCAGTCGAAATTGCAGTTAACCCGGTGCCGCCAGACGTTGGCCCTAGCGTCCCTGAAAGGGTAATGCCTCCCGTTGTAGATGCGGAAGGGGATAGACCGCTCAAGGACGTTTGGAAAGAGGTTACGCCGCCACCGCCAATAGCTCCCCAAACAGAACCGTTGTATCCCTCAAACGATCCTGTCGTTGAATTGAAGCGCAGCATACCCGCCGCTGGGGATGAAGGTTCTTGTGCCGTCGTACCAGCAGGAAGCGTGATCGCACCCGTGCCGGGAAATGAAACAAGTCCGGTCGTTCCATTTACAGTTATTGAGTCAGTTGCGCTGCTATTGACGGCAAAATGGATGGAATTTGCCGTCGTTGTCCCAATGGCAAGGTCGGCAGTTGTCGCGTCAAGATAGACCGTATTGGCGGCGTTAAACGCTCCGGTTCCTGTAAACGTAGATGAGTTCATTCCGAACTCACCAAAGTAGGTTGTAGATGTTCCGTTGTTATTTGAAACAATCAGATTTGACGATGCCGCAGACCCATTGTTTGTGTTCTGAAGCACAAGCTGATTGTAAGAATTTACAGACGAGGTGAACGAAGCATAAATGCTGGTATCTGAATACCCAAGCGTTCCATAAGAAAACGCACCTTGGCTAAGCGCGCCAGTGATGGTTTCATTTGCTATAAACGAGCCTGCCGTCACCGTTCCAGTTATTGAGGGGGACGAGCTATAGGATGGCGTTGTCCCACCAATGAGAATTGTTCCTGATGCGCCAGCAGACAACCGAGACCAAGTATTGGTTGAAGACCCATACAGCAAATCACCTGTCGTTACGGCTGTCTGCCCCGTACCGCCGTAAGTTGCGCCAATCGTGCTACCATTCCAAGTGCCGGATGTGATGGTCGCCAGAGTGGCGTTGCCAGTAGCGCCAAGAGTGGTAAACGCGCCAGAAGAGGGCGTCGTGCCGCCAATCGCAGTTCCATTAATTGTGCCACCCGTAATGGTGACAGAATTGGCGTTCTGGGTGGACATCGTGCCAAGGCCGGTGATGTCCCCGTTGGGAATGGATGAGACGGCGGTGAAGGCGCTTGTTCCATTGCCCTTCAAATATCCAGTCAGCGTTGTAGCGCCAGTCCCGCCCTGTGGGACCGTTATGGTTCCAGAAGTTATCTGAGAAGCTGCGATTGCGATGCTGGTGCTGGCGGCAGCCGTAAGCTGTCCCTGAGCATTTACAGTGAAGGTTCCGACAGACGAGGCGGAACCGTATGAGCCAGACGTAACCGCAGTGTTTGTGATGCTGAAAGTAGTGCCAGAAAGCGTCAGTCCAGTTCCGGCGGTATACGCTACTGTCGCGCCGATTTGCACGAACACAAGCGGCGTTGTTCCGATAACAATGGGGTTATCAGTGGTTTGAACCCACTGAGTGTTCGCATTGGCCGTACCGGAAAGGATAAACGTAGTGTCTCCCGGAGCAATCTCATTTTGCCCAGCGCCGGTTTGGTCATAATCGGTGGCACGGGTTAGAACCCAAGCTGCGGCACCGGAGCCAACGCTGGTAACCGTATAGATGCCATTGTATTGTCCGCTGGTCTCGTTTTTGACCAGAATTCGCTGTCCAACGGTTGGGCTTCCGCCGTCAACTGCCAGCGTCGAAAACGGAGATGTTTTAGTGATCGTAGCGCCAACACCCGAAGCGCCGTTGTTATAGGTGACAGACCCGAGATCGGCGGTGGTGGCCCAGTTACAGGCCGCATGATAATTGACCCCGCTAACAGCCGCATCAACGTATGACTTATTGACAAGATCACTAGCATTTACGGGCGTAGTAGTGATCGAACCTGTTGTCAGCGTAACGGCATTGATCGTCGTGTTGCTTGCGGCGGTGATTTGCCCTTGACCGTTTACAGTGAAGGTTCCGACCGCTGCGGATGATCCGTAAGAACCGGCTGTAACAGCCGTGTTGGCGATGGAGATAGTGCCAGACGACGTGATGGGGCCGCCAGTCAGACCTGTCCCAGTCGCCACACTAGCAACGGTTCCGGAACCTGCCCCAGCAGCCCAGAGAGGGTTTGCGCCAGCACCTTGAGTTTGAAGAACCTGTCCAGACGTTCCCGGTCCAAGCTGCGTCCAACCCGTAGCACTTCGATAAAGGATGCTCCCCTGCGTAGATCCGGCAGAAGAGTCAAGGGCAGCAGACAGAGTTGTGGTATAGCGAGCGGACGCCAAAACACCACTCGTGATGTTAAGGGCGTTTGTGGTGTCAATGGTGGCCGATGGCGCAAGTCCTGAAACTTGACTAGCCGCAATGGCAATCGGAACGTTTGTGGCAGATGAGATTTGACCACTGGCTAGGACTGTAATCTGAGCGACGTTGGAGGCAGTTCCATACGTTCCTGCTGTCACACCACTATTCGCGATCTGGCTAGGCATCACAGAAAGCGACCGCCAAGAAGGAAGCGATCCGTTGATCGTCAGAACTTGAGAGTTTGTTCCAACGGGAAGGGCGACCCACGAAGATGACCCGCGATAGAGAGTTGTACCGGGAGTCGCGCTGAAGGTATCGAGGATGGCGCTTGGCGTGACATCTGACGGAGAAGCAGACCCGCCAGTCAAATTGGCCTTTACCGTGCCTGTCGCCATCTGCCCAAGAAAAGAATTCCCAACACCATTGCTGGCGAGAGAAAGAGTTACCGTGGATCCAGACGTATTGGAAACGATGGGGGAATTCGCATTGACCGTCTGGATGCCGGTGACGGGATACGTGGAGGAAGTATACGCGGCGATCTGATTGAGGGTAACGCGAACAGATGTGCTGGACTGAACTGCTTCAAGAAGCTCAGCACCGGTGACCGATGTCGCAGGCGTAAGTTGCGGGATCGTTTTGTTCGCCATCCTACGGTCCTATCTGCGGTATCGTCGTGTAGCCATAAGGCAGGCCAACCAGAGCAGTTACCATATTGGTCGTCCCAGTCAGGAGGGCCGCTGTTGGTATAGCAGAATAAGTTTGATAGGTGAAGGCCGTCGCTGTTGTCACAACAACGGAATAGAAGCCGTTCGCAAGGTTGTTGGAAAGTCCTTCAACGGATATTTGATCATCTGTTGAAAGCCCGTGCGTGGCGGAGCAAGTAACCGTAACCGTCTGGGTTCCATTTGAACTTACGGAAAGAACCGGAATAGCGACCCCATAGTGGACTTTCCCGTTCAAGGGCATAACAGCGCCCTGCTCAAGCCCAACTGGTTGCCCATAGGGCTGAAGCGTCAGGGGGCTACCATCTTCAGCTATCAAGTTCGTTGTCGATGGGATCGGAATGCCAGTTTTGGGGTCAATTACCGGCGGATATGAGACGGTCTGGTAGTCCGTTTCATCAAGCTGGTAATCTTCCGGACGAGCGTTGATGATGGGCGTCGGATCGGCAGGAACGACGATTGCGCGAAGCTGTTCCTGCGGGGTGTCCAAGCAGGGGGTGCACACAAGGATGCGGATGTTCTGGATCGTCGCGCCACGCCAGTCGTACTGCCATTGCAGATTGACGAAGTTATAGCGAAACCCGCAGCGGTCACATATCGCATGCGCTTGCGGGTTTTTGCTGCTTGTTCTGGCTCTACCCGCCTGTGATGCGTATGCCATTATGACCCCATTATGGCCTGAAGTAGGAAGAGATCATCGGGGAGATGTACTGTTGCGCCGTCTCCACGTTCTGAGCGGCTGCAATGGCATATGATTCGTCGGCAAATGGCTTGATCGCCGCCAGCCGCTCGGGGGCCCAGATCAGGGCCAGACGCTGGGCCAAGCCATAGGCGAAGGCCTCAAGGAAGTAGTAGGGGATCTCGACCTGCTGCCCGTTCGAGAACTCTGAATCCTGCACCTGCCGGACGCGGTAGTAGCTGAAGGAGACCTCGTTGCCGTCGGGGACCGGCCAGAGCGTCACGGATGGCGACAGGAGCCTGTCGAACCAGTAGACGGTTGGGAAGCCCTGCTGCGTCAGGTTGGGATAGGAAGCGTATTCCGACCTGCTGATGGGCAGGATAAGCCGGTTGATGGCGTTCGTGCCGGTCCCGGTCGTGACGTAGGCATCAAGCATCACGACGGTGTTGGCCGGGACGGAATAGGTCGTCACGCCCTGCACCAGCGGGATCGTCTCCAGATCTACAGCCCAGAGGTTGACGCCTTCAGAAGACCAGCGGCCAAGCAGCATGTTCGCAGCGGTGCGCGAAACCTGCATGTGCTCCTGCGTCAGTTGTGTGGGACGGATCCCGCACAACTGATACGCATAGAGGGTGATCTCACCAAGACTTGGAGAAAAATTATAAGTTCCAGAAGTGGTCATGTTTGCGGCTCCGCCTTAAAGGGTGCCGTCGTTTTTGATCAGATAACCGCCTGCAAAGGCACTTACGGATCCATTGATCCCACCGCTATTGGTTTTGGCCTGCCATTGAAGGTCGCAACCACCGGCATAGGGAATTGGAACCGTAAACGGTACGTTGAAAAATCCCGTCGAAAACGGAGAGATCTGCGCTTGCTGACTGTTCTGATTATGCGGAATTGAGTATCCGTTCAAGACAAGAGTTGAAGGAAGATTATAGAACTCTTGCGTTTGGAAAAGCACCGCTTGGTTCGCCAAGGTGCTGTTTGCCTGCACAAAGGTATTGTAAAACGTGTACCCATTCGGGACAGTATAGACAGCCATCTGGGTTTGACCATATCCCGGATTGATTTGGCCATACACTGTGGTGCTAACCTTGGCGGTGATCGTGCCAACATTTGAAAAGTTGGTGCAATAAAGGCCGTTGACGCGAAGGTAAGAGTTTACGGTTGTTACGGCGGACGTACCTGTCAGGGTAATTGTTTCCGAGAGCAGGTTGAACCCGCTATCAAGGCCGGAAACGAAAAGGATGCCAGTGTCAGAGGCGCTGCTGCTCACAATCGTGAGGGCGGAGGCGGTAGACAGATACGTGTAGTTGTTCTGCGTAGCGTTGTTCGCGCCTTCCCAAATTGTTTGGGGCGTCGTCGTGTTGCCAATACCGCTTGTGTATCCAAAAATGGCGACTGCTTGATGGAAGGTGATCTGTCCGCGACCAACTTGAAGATCAAACGGCTCGTTGCGGCCAGTGCGGGTGATGGACTGGTTAACGACGCCACTGATTGTGAAAGCAGACATTCTTAGCTCCTTTTGCCAGCGCGCGAAGCGGCTGCATTGTCAACCAAATTAGGGTAGGGACGCCCAGCGGCTCTTGCCCGTGCCTTGGCTGACTGAATTTGCTTGCGGTCAAGATGCTTAGCCTTGGCATCTTTTGGCGCGTCTTTCTCCCAGAAAGGCTTGTCCACCTCAGCAATCCCACTTCCTGAGAGACTTGTTTATGCGACTGTCCGGGTTGGCAGCCTTTGCGGAACCAGTAAGCTTGCGCTTCACTCCGGTCATCCTAGCACAAAAGCTTTCCTTCCGCGAACCCCCTTCTGGCTGAGGGCGCTTGATATTATGGCCTTCGGCCTTCAAAGATGCGCGTCCCTTGGCGTTCAAGCCGCCTTCGGTGTTCTTGCCTTCTTTGCGCGTCCATGCACCAGACATTGCACCCTCCTAGAAAAACGGGGGCATAAAGCCCCCGCTAAACGACCAGAGCAGATGACGATTACTCGTCAGCGCCCATGGTCTCCTTCTCAAGCTTGCGGCCCTTGGCAGGCGTGCCATGAAGCGCGGAGCTGAAGGGGTGAGCTTCAACGCCAGCGCGACCGCCGCTCTTGCGGGGCTTGCGACCGGCATGATGCTTGTGCTCTTCGCCGTGCATGTGACCCACATGCTTAGCCTTGTGCATGAGCATGCCGCCATGCTTGCGCTTAGCGCGACCGCCCTTCTTCAGGCCTTCCTTCTCTTCCGCTTCATGCTCGATCTCGTGAGCATTGTCGCGGGCTTCCGGGTTGTGCTCCAGATCCTGCATCGCCTCATCGACGCCGCCGGTGGAACCGCCCTTGGCCTTGTGCTTGCCGTGATGTACAGACTTGTGACCCTTCATAAGAGCCTCCTATTACGACGCCATGTTGATGCCCTGAAGATACTCTACAGTCAGAGTACCAACACCAGAGCCGGTGTTTGCAGAAGTAACCAAGATCTGGACGTCAGACGGGCCAGATGTTTGGAAAGTGCTGTTGGACACGTTATCCCAGTTCGCAATCTGAGCAGCCGTGCTGGGGGTGATAGACACCTGACCAGCCGTGCCGCCAGCTTCTGAAGCAGGAGAGAACGCGGAAGCAGCAGTCGTGCCCGCAGTCGCACCAACCTCAAAAGTCGTTGCCGAACCCGTCCAAGCCGTCGTCACCATCATCAGGCAGCGAAGGATCTGGGACTGGGCCGGGATAACAATCGTAGTAGCGCCGCTCGCCTGCGTCACCACAGCGGACTGCGCCATTACGACGTAGCCACAGTTGGCGGTGCCGGAGCTTTCACCCAAAGCAGCAAGGTTGCCCGTGCCGTCAGAGTGAATGACGTTGCCCGCAGTCAGGGGGCCGGTGAACTGGGTTCCGGGGAACACAGAGCTACCGTTTGCGTTGGGGTAGAACCCACCGTTGATATCCGACATTGTTTTGCTCCTGAGCTAGGAGCCCCACCCTGTTACAGGTGGGGCATGCCGTATTACGAGGTGGGGAACGCGCCGTAGATCGAGCGCCAATTATAGTAACCGAAGCTGTAACGTTCGTAACCCTTAACCAGAAGGTTATCGGTCACGAAGTCCACTTGCATGTCGCTTTCGAACTTAATTCTCTCCATATACGACAAACCGTCGATGTTCGTCAGGAGGAACCAAGCATAGGCAGAGGTCAAGAAGTCGTTGACCATG